GGATCGAAACGTTTTGCGATCCAACAATTCGCGCGGGCCACATCGGAAGTTTTGAATTTTAAGAGGTGCTGGTATGGCTGTTCTTTCTGACGCTGACCGTCTTGCAATCGTTCAACAGTTCGCGGCGGACATCTCGTTTGCTCGAAAAGCCTTCAATCTCTCCAAACCGGATCTACGCGCCGCGGTGAATGCGATCGATGATTGGGTCGATGCTAACGCTGCGGCGTTCAATACGGCGATTCCGCAACCGGCGCGTGGGACGCTCACGGCGAAACAAAAAGCGCAGTTGTTGTTTCATGTTGTCAGTAAACGATTTGATACGATACCGTAAGGGGGGCGACGTATGGCATCGGGAGATACCCTGTGTGCGTTCGTGCCGGCGTTGTGTGCGAGTTTTCCTGCCTCGGACTTCGCCACACCGGATCTTCGGAATAATCATCCGGTGCTCGACTTCGACGGGTCAACCGACGAAGAAGCCTATTTCGAGTTGGTGATGCCCGCGCATTACGGCGGGGGCGGAATCGCAATCGATCTCTACGTCGCGCTCACCAGTGCGACAACCGGCACCAGTCGTTGGCAAACGGACATCGAGCGGATCAACAGCGCCGGGCCGGATCTCGATTCCGATTCGTTCGTCGGGACGTTTCAGAGTGCCGGGGGCGCGGCAAATGGAACGAGTGGAATACCGACGATCATTACCGTCTCGCATACGAACGGGGCGCAGATGGACAGCCTCGCCGCGGGCGAACCGTTTCGGTTAAAAGTCCGTCGAGATGCAGATGGTACCAGCGGAACCGACGACATCGCGACCGATGCGGAACTCGTGCGCATTGTGATTCGGGAACCGTAAATGGCACGAACATTTGACGGATCGAACGATCAAATCGCGTTTGGGTCGGAAGCGGCAATCGACGATCTCGGGCCGTTTACCGCCTGCGCACTTGTACGCATCACAAGTAACGTCACCGATGAACGACAGATTTTGACGAAGATGAACAGCGCCTACAACGGCAAGATGTTTCTCGCCGCGGCCGGTGGGGGCGGGAGTAACAACAAAATCATTGTCGTGGTGAGCGCGTCCGACTCAATCTATGCAGAGAGCGCAGCGGATGTATTAGTCGTTAACACCTGGCGCGTCGTCATCTCATCGTGGAATGGGGGCATCTCGGTTTCTCCTAAAATTTACGCGTGTACGATCGGCGGGGCGCTGGCAGAAGTATCGTACACGACGCAGGACGGCGGGAGCGGCGTGGTGACGGATGCCGCGGCGACATTGCGAATCGGGGCTCGCGATCCGCTGGACGCGACGTTTTTCGCGGGGGGCCTGGCAGAATGCGCGCTGTGGAATCGGGTGCTGACCGATGACGAGTTGCGCGCGTTGGGGCGAGGATTTACGCCGGCGTTCTTTCCGCGCGGACGGGTGTTTTACTGCCCGATCACCGGACGACAGACAACTGAAATGAATTGGGCCGGGACGACGCACGGGACCGTCACGGATACGACCTTCTTGGATCATCCGTCCGTGATGAGTTTGCAACAGCCGGTGGTAGATATTCACACCGGCAACGATGGTGGGGGCGGTGGTGGAGGCAGTTATGTCGGGGCATTGCGCGGAATCACTCGCGCAATCCAACGAGGAATAGGACGCGCATAACATGGCTAGTGGAATTGTCGCAGTAAAATTGGCGTGGGCGGATAACAGTACCGGGTCGCTGGACGAAACCGGGCAGGAAATCGATATCTGGACAGATAGCCCGAGTTTTGTACCGAACGTGCCGATCAACTACACTGAAGCACGGCACCCGTGGATGCGGCTCCCGCCGATCGCTGCGGCGGTTGAAGAAGCGATTATCGGATTGAAAGCGCCCGTCACGTTTGTGAAGTTTCGCGTTCGGCAATACAACGCGCAAGGCAACGGGCCGTGGACCGTCCCGCAAACATTTCCGGTGACGCAGGTTTCAGGAAGCGCGGTCCCTCCCTCTCCGACGAATCTCGGCATGATTGTGACTAGTGAGGCCCCGGTCCCTCCGGATCTTCCAACCGAAGAACCACCGGATACTGAGCCCCCTCCAACGGGAGGTGGCGGAAGTTCGAGTAACTACGTATTTCAGACGCAATACTCTGGTGTGCAAGGCCGAAACCAGTGGTCCTATGGAGATTCAGTCAGCCCAACCGCGTTGGTGTATGACGCGATTAACTCCAAGTGGGACGGGGATGAATTGTATCTCGCGGTGTGGAGCTCCGGGTTCCGGCATAGCAGCGGGGGGGCGATCAAAGATTGTGTGGTGACGTGGACGGCGCCGGCTAACGGCGATGTCAACGTCGTGGGGTCGTTCAAGCTCTTTACGACACCGGGGAGCGTGACGGTAAAGATCCGACATAACGGGGTCGACGTGTTTTCACAAGATATCACCGATGCAACGGTTTACCCCTATGACGAAACGTTTGCGGTCCTCGCAGGGGATACCGTGGAGTTCGTGGCGCGTCGCCTGTCAGCAACGGTGTACAACAACAACGTCGAGCTCAATCCGACGATACAATTGACGACAGGCGGGGTACCAGTCAACCCCACGGTCGGCTCTCTTTCTCCGTCAGTCCTTTCGATCGCGTCGAGCGGGGTAGGGTCGCTCCTAGTCACCCTGTCATCGGCGCCGAGTGCAGCCGCGGTTGTCTCGCTTAGTAGTTCGGATGCGACGAAGGCGACTGTGCCGGCGTCGGTTACGGTCCCCGCTGGACAAACAACCGCGGTAGTCACAGTTACCGGAGTTGCGGTCGGGGGCGCCGTCATCACCGCGACTTACAACTCATCGTCGAAGACGGCGACGATCTCCGTCTCTTCGCCGGTGTCTACGACGTGGTCGAACGCGCCGATAGGCGGACAAGTGCTGATCGATACAAACTGTTCCAATAAGAACGGTCTGTTCGATGTGTACGGCACAACGATTCTCGACGCAGACGCGACTGAGCCGTTCAGCCCGCCCTCCGTCTTCAAGGCGCGGCTCGAAGCTCTCGCGTTAGAAGGAGGCAATCAACTTGAGTTTAATCATCCATCCTCGTTTCGGGAAATGTACTTCGGGTTGTACTGGCGGACGAATCCACAGTTCCAAGGGCGGTTAGTCGGTAATAAGTTGTTTTTCCTGTCGCGGGATTCAGGCCTCAACGGGGTGTTCCTGTTCGGCAATACCACGTTGTCAAACGGCTCCGCACCGCTCTTGTTCGGCCCTAACACGGATGGGATCGGAAACGCACACATCCTCGGCACCAGCGACCCCGGCGCGACGTTCTTCCCGAACGTCGGCGACGGAACGCTACGGGTCGGCGTGTGGACGAAGATTGAAGCGTTCATCCGGGCCAGTACGACGCGCACCTCGCAAGATGGCATCGTCCGCTGGTGGATCAACGACGTGCTGGTAGGGTCTTATACGAACGTCAACTATTGCGGCCCGAACGGGGAAACGCTCAACCGCTGGATGCAAACGCAAACATGGGATGGACACTTCGATATGGGGCGAGTTAATACCGTGGCGTGGGAGCACTACATCGGACACCTCCGAGTTGTGGGGAAAAACTAAATGATCTACCTCGCACAATACGCAACCGCCTGGACGTTACGCGGGTACCAATTGGTGGACCGTGCTACCGGGCAGTACAAGGTGACACCGACGCTCGCCGCTGGTGATTTCAAAATCGAAAAAGACGGGGGTGCCGCGGCGAATCTGGCGACGCTTCCCGCCGTGGCGCCGGCAGGCGGAAGTTCATTGGATATCGCCTTCTCTGCTGCGGAGATGCAAGGGAAGCACATCGTTGTGCGACTGGTCGACGCGGCCGGCGCCGAGTGGAACGACGACGTAATCCACATCTTCACCGTGGGGGACCCCAACGCGTATCTCGCCCTCGATCTGTTCTCGGGGACGGTCGCGCTCTCTGCGGCGTCGCAGGGTGCGGTGACGGGCGGAGTGTGGGATGAGTTAGTCGCGAATCATCTACTCCCCGATACGTTCGGCGCGCAAGAAGCGGATACGAACGTCGCGGTGACGGATATTCAAACGAAGGTCCTCGAACTGAAACAGATGATCGAGGACCTATCCGACACGATCGGAGGTGGCGGGGGTGGATCTCCGACGCCGGCGGAAGCCCTCTCGCAAGTCCGCGTGGCAAACCTCGCCCTTCAAAAACTCGGAGCGGGTGAAATCGTCTCGATGGATGAAGACACGCGGGAACGTCGGGCGATTACTCGATGCTATTCGATGCTGCGCGATCGAGAACTTCGCGCGCATAACTGGAATTTCTCAATTAAACGCAAGATATTAGCCCCGTCCAGTGTGGCGCCGCTGTTCGAGTTCGCGAAAGCCTTTCCGCTCCCTGCGGATTGTTTGCGGCCGTTGCCTCCCTCGCGAGATGTGGATTGGACGATCGAGTACCACGAGGGCTCGAAGCACATTTTGACGAACGAAGGTACCGTAATCTATCTGCGGTATGTCTCCCGCGTCACGGACGAAACACAGTTTGACCCGCTCTTTGCTGATATGCTGGCGTGCAAAATCGCGTGGCATTGCTGCGAAGAGATCACACAGTCGAACCAGAAGAAAGCGGACATCGAGCGGGAGTATGACAAAGCGAAAGCTGACGCAAAACGGACGAACGCGTTTGAACAGGCGACGCCGCAGGAGCCGGAACCGCCGTGGTTGACGGCGCGCTATGCCGGTGATCGTGGGCAAAATTGGTTACGGTTCGGAGGGGTTTAAATGCCGAAAGTCTCCCCGATACAGAGCTCGTTTTCGACGGGGGAGATCTCACCCCTGTTGTACGGGCAGGTTGAATTTGACAACTACAAGTCCGCGCTTAAGGTGTGCCGGAACTGGCTCCCGCTGATCCAAGGGCCAGTGACGCGGCGCCCGGCAACGTACTTCTGTGATGAGGTGAAAGATTCATCGAAAGCGGTTCGGTTGGTGCGGTTTAAGTATTCGACCCTCCAAGCCTACATGCTGGAGTTCGGGCACCAATACATTCGGTTTAAGCGGAACAACCTTCCCGTCACTCTCGCGGCGCAAAACATCACCGCGGCGACAAAAGCGAACCCCTGCGTCATTACGTATGACGGATCTGATACGTATGCCAATGGCGATCACGTTGACATCGACGGTGTGGTAGGGATGACCGAGTTGAACGGGCGTCGGTTCCGGATCACAAACCTCAACAGCGGCGCAAACACGTTCGAGCTTCAAACCCTCTACAGTGCCAATATCGACAGCACGAACTACGGGACCTACACCTCGGGGGGCACGATCGCAGAAGTCTACGAGATCGTTTCGCCCTACGACGAGGATCAACTCTTCGAGTTGAAATTCGTCCAATCCGCCGACGTGC